GTGGATATTTTTAATAACTGCCTTTATAGGTGTTATTATGGTGTTTATAGTCCCTGAAAAAAAGAATAGACTAGAGTTTATTGAAGAAAGACTAAAAGAAGTTGAAATGAAGAAAAAAGTTTTAACTGAAAAAGAAAAAGAATTAGAAAAACTTGCCACTGAAAAAGAGTGGGAAGAGGTGGATAAACAGAAAGATAAATAGTAGTATGACAATTACATCAACTCTACAACGTCAACCTACTAAATTAGATTATGCGTCACCAACGCAGTTTAAGTTTAGTATTATCAAATTACCTAAAGTAGAATATTTTTGTACTGCTGTAAATGTACCTGGTATTACATTAGGTGGTACTATGTCACAACCATCACCATTAAAAGATATACCAATACCTGGTGAGAAGTTGACATATGAACCATTATCTATGACATTTTTAGTAGATGAAAATTTAGAAAACTTCCAAGAAATACACGGTTGGTTAGTTGGTCTAGGTTTTCCGAGAGATCATAACGAATTTAGAGATTTAGTTTCATCTGGTAATGATAGATTTCCAGCAAAGAGTCAATCTATTAGTAATGAAATAGGCAAAGTTAAATATGGTGCTGCGAATACGGGTGGTATATATTCAGATGCAACTTTATCTATATTGACTAGTAAAAACAATTCTGCATTAGAAGTTAGATTTAGAAATATGTTTCCAACAGGTTTAACAGGTTTATCATACAATCAACAAGCCGCTGACGTAGATTATCTAACAGCGACAGTATCATTTGAATATGAGATATACGATTTTGCTACAACAGGGTCGTCAACAACAAGTGTAACCACATCATAGTCTTTACTTTTTAAGGCTTTTGTGATATACTATATACAATGGAGTTATTATGACATTAGAAGAATTACAAATACAGGCTGACAAAGACCTTAAAATAAATGATACTGAACTTGATTTAGAATCATTAAAAACACCTCAATTACACAATCAATATTTAAAACACTTAACAAAGTTTAAGTTGTTATTGAGTAAAGCACAAATAGAATATCATACTCAAAGACGAGAGAAATGGGAATACTATACAGGTAAAGCGTCACCACAAGTATATACTGAAAAACCATTTAACTTTAAGTTGTTAAAAACTGATATTGACAAGTATCTGGATTCTGATCCTGAACTAGCGAAATATAAACAAAAAGTAGATTACATACAAACAGTTGTAGATTTTTTAGATAGAACAATTAAACAAATATCAAATCGTGGTTTTCAAATCAAAAATGCTATTGACTGGAGGAAGTTTACTAGTGGAGCCATTTAGTGTTTTTAGACCCTACTCATTTTATTAAAGAACAAGCATTCTCAAAATCTTTTTGTGAGAACATTGTGAAGATTGGCAATAAAAAGAAACTTGAAGAAGCAAAAATACAAGATGGCAATCAAGTCAATCGTAAATCACAGGTCACGTTTATAAAAGATAAAGATACTGAAAGTGAGATTACAAAGGTTATCAATAAAATAAATGAAGAAACAAAATGGAACTTTTTATTAAGAGAGTTTGAGCCTTTACAATATACAGTTTATGGTAAGAATAACTATTATGATTGGCATATAGATAGTCACCGTAAACCATATAAAAACAATTTAATAAGAAAGTTAAGTTTTACTATTTGTTTAAATAATGATTATGAGGGTGGCTTGTTTGAGTTATGTTCCCCACACCCTAATAGTATAAAAAATATATCAACATCACATTTTCTAAAACAAGGTTCAATAATAGTTTTCCCATCTCATATGTGGCACAAAGTACACGAAGTAACATCTGGTGTTAGAAAAGTTTTAGTTGGTTGGATATTAGGAAAGCCATTTGTATAATGACAACTACCAGATATTTAATTATAGATAAAGTAAACGAAGTTTATCTTAAAATAGAAGCAGATGCTGATATTCGTAGAGAACTTGGAGAGTTTTTTACATTTGAAGTACCTGGTTTTAAATTTATGCCTCAATATCGAAATAGAGTTTGGGACGGAAAGATAAGGCTATTTAATTATGCCAGTGGTAAAATTTATGCTGGTTTATATCCATATATTAAGAAATGGTGTGAAGACAATAATGTACAAGTTGTTGATGGAACTAAAATTAAAGATACAAACGTTGATGATACAAAACTAGATAATCTAATTAAAGCTTTAAAGTTACCATTTGAAGTAAGAGATTATCAAAGAGAAGCTTTTAAGTATTCAGTACAAAAAGATAGATGTTTACTCATATCGCCTACAGCATCTGGTAAATCTCTTATAATCTATCTTATGTTGATATTTAACCTATTACGATTGAAAGATACTAAACAAGACAAAATCCTGATTATAGTACCCACTACATCGCTCGTAGAACAACTATTTAAAGACTTTAAGGACTATGGTTATAATAGTGAAAGAAACGTACATAAGATATATTCTGGCCACGAAAAAGAAACAAACAAAAGAGTTATAATATCTACTTGGCAATCTGTGTATAATTTACCTAAAAAATGGTTTAGTAATTTTGGTATGATTATTGGTGATGAAGCTCACTTGTTTAAATCTGTGTCGCTTACAAAACTAATGACAAAATTAGAAAAGACCAAATATAGAGTTGGATTAACTGGAACACTTGATGGTAGTAAAACACACAAACTTGTATTAGAGGGTTTGTTTGGTGCTGTAAATAAAGTTGTATCTACAAGTGAGTTAATAGAAAAAGAACAATTGGCTGACTTAAAGATTATATGTTTAATATTACAACACGATAAAATTGCTAGAGATTTTTTAAAAGACAAAACATACCAAGAAGAAATGGACTATTTGGTATCAAATGAAAAGAGAAATAAATATATAAGAAATTTGGCCGCTTCGCTAAATGGTAATACACTATGTTTATTTCAATATGTAGAAAAACACGGAAAACAATTATATGAAACTATACGAGAACGAGCAACCGACAAAAAAGTCTTCTACGTCTATGGAGGAGTTGAAGCCGATGAAAGAGAAAAAATCAGAGAAATCACAGAAAAATCTGACAATGCGATTATTGTGGCTTCGTATGGGACTTTCAGCACAGGCATTAATATTAGGAACTTGCATAACATTATTTTCGCTAGTCCTTCTAAATCTAGGATAAGAAACTTACAAAGTATTGGTAGAGGTTTACGATTAAAAGATAATAATAGTGCTGCTACTTTATTTGATATAGCAGACGATATATCTCACAATGGTAAAGAAAACTATACACTTCAACACTTTAAAGAAAGAATAAATATATACAACGGAGAGGATTTTAATTACGAAATCCATAATGTGGAGTTATTCAATGGTTCAAAAAAAGACAATAAATCCAATTAAGATTATCAAGTTAATAAATGGTGATGATATTGTATGCGCTTTACCCGCAGAACAATTACCAGAAAAATCACCTATGTTAAGATTAAGTAAACCTCTTCAGGTTAAATATATACCACAATTTACAGCAGTTGGTCTAAAAGACTATGAAGCACTTATTAAATGGAGCCCATATACTCCAGATCACATTATTACTATTCCAAAAGATAAGATAATGTCAATTGTAAATGCCAGTGGCGAAATGACAAGAAGTTATGAGTTTGTTGTTAAGACTTATGATAAACAAGAGCCAATTGTTAAAAAAGAAACACCTATGTCATTTAAAAGAGAAAGATTAAGTGACGAAGATAATGAGAAAATTAATGAAATATTTGATGAGTTTGATGATGATTTTATTCCTAAAAAGACTATACATTAATAGACTCTATCCTCTGCCATCGCTCTACAAGCTCCATTATATACAAAATTATGAAAAAGTCAACCTTCAAATATAAAATTTTTCCACTTCCTAAACAGTGGCAAATCGGTCAGATTATACCGTTCTCAAAGTTATCAAAGGCAATAAAAAGTCTTATCAGGGTTGACAAAAAACAAGGAAAGTAGTATATTAATATTATGAGTAAAGCAAAAAAAGAACATTACGTTAATAATAAAGAATTTTTAGAGGCGATGAAAGCCTACAAAAAAAGTGTAAATAAAGCGAAAAGAGAAAAGAAAGAAAAGCCACCTGTCACAGATTATATAGGTAGTTGTTTTCTAAAGATAGCGAATCACTTATCATATAGACCAAACTTTATCAATTATACATTTAGAGACGATATGATTAGTGATGGTATAGAAAATTGTTTACAATATTTGGACAACTTTAACCCTGCGAAATCTAACAACCCTTTCGCTTACTTTACACAAATAATATATTACGCCTTTGTAAGAAGAATACAAAAAGAAAAGAAACAAGTCACAATTAAACATAAACTAATTATGGATGCTAATTATGATGATGTATCCTTACAACCAGGTGATGACAGTGAATTTAAAAATCAATTTAGAGAGTTTTTACAAAAGAATACTCGTATAGAAGAAGAACCCAAAAAAGAAAAAAAGAAGAAGAAAACTAGAGTTAAAAAATCAACATCTAAATTGTTTCATTAATATATGAAAATAGCTTTATTAAACGATACGCACTTCGGTGCGAGAAACGATAGTCCAGCTTTTTTGGATTACTTTATGCGTTTCTATAATGAAATATTTTTTCCCTATCTAAAAGAGAACAATA